CTTCCAATCAGGGTCTTCTTCTGACTCTCCTAGTTTAAAGGTATCATAGAACCAGTTTCTACCCTTGGGAGTTCCGATAAACAAGGCTCTTCCACGTTTGTCAGATAAAGAAGCACGAATGACCTGTTCCCATGCTTCAGGCTTAATATCCGCAACCTCGTCCAAAACGGCATAGGTCAGACTGACACCACGGAGCGTATCAGGTCTATCAGCCCCCCTAACGTAAATCTTAGCTCCATTTATCAGGGTAATGTCTAGGTTATTCACATGGCTATTCTGGATAACCTCTCTACCAAGGTCTAACAGTAAATCCCAGACGATTTGCCTCGACTGTCCCATTGTTGGCGAAACATAGAGTACTGCCGAACCAGGAGGGCAACGCAATCCTTCGATTAACAAAGTTGTGGCGGCTAATCGAGACTTCCCACACCTACGACCTGCGGCAACCACTTTAAATCGGGCGGGGTCTTTGAAAACAATCTGCTGCCACGGCAATAGTTGGAAATTAAGATCAGCCATAGAACTTGTTTTTCTTTCTTAGGTTGTCTGTCTTTGTAAGTATTTGTAAGTTCCAAGGAACATTTAAACCGCTTACCAACTTGCCTCTTAGCGGAACTATATGGTCAACATGGTATTGCTCACCAGTGTGCATCCCAAGCATATTAGCTGTGTAGTAGTACTCTTCCATCTTGGCAAAAGCATCTGAATCTAGCCACTTGGGTGTTCGCAACATGATTTCAGACCGCTTCTTAGAGGAATAAACGGCTTGTTTGTGCTTATTGTTTGCTCTCCAAGAAACCATCCTCTGAGCATAGATTGACTTCTTTGCTTCGTAGTTTGACTTCATTTGGCTTAATCTTGATTCTTTTTTAGTCTCAAAATCAAGAGTCATGCACTCGCAACAAGTGCCTTTATCTGTATAACGCTTTGAAATATGCCCATGCTTACAGGGTTTGCCAGTAAAGTAAAAACGCTCACCAAGCTCTTTTGCATTGGCACGTTCTGCTGCTTTACTCATATTTAGCCTCTACGTCTTCAGCGTTATTAGCCTCTATTATAGTCGGTTCACCAAGTCCTGTAATCGTTATGCTCACCGCAGACCTTTGAGACTTATCCTTCTCAAACATGCTCACAGGAAGAGTCCTGTCCAAACACATCTTCAAAGCTACCAACTGATGGGGATGCTCATCATTAAGAGCAATCTCAATAACCTTCTGAGCCACATCCTTACCACCAGACCTAATCATCAGCTCTTTAAGCTCCTTCAGACGTTGATGGTCAGTCTTAGGTAATACCAAGGGAGGATTGTCAGCAAACCTCTGTATGGTCATCTTGACGCTTCCCTTTGGTCTTCCTCGTCCACGCTTTAGTTGTTCCATTTCCATTTTCCTTTTTCAGAATGGGGGAGGCTCCACAAATATTCTCTTGCCACACCCACCCCCTCCCCCCCATACAAACCCTTACACGTTTACCCTATGCTCGTTTACCCTATCAGGGTTTACCCTTAGTCTCAAATGCGAATGATTCTCGTTACCATTGTGTGATGTGAAAGAGACGGATGCACCATTTTAGGGATACTTGAATTCTTAATGAGAATGATTCTTATTCGTAACCAAGGTGATTCTATCCAATGGTTCGCCTACTCTGTATCCCAGTGAATAGACATGATGGTATAGGGCTATTAGGTTCTCGAATCCCTCAGTGATATTCCCTTGTCCCGCACTCATGAGAATGGCTCTCTTGGGGTTGTCTAATACCCGTCTAAACTGTACGGTCTTATCGCTTGGCGGTCTTCCTGACATCGTTTCATTTTCCCCGATTAAATAATTTAAATAATTGTATACCTATGTTCTAGGGGTTTCTACTATTAGGGATTTGGAGGGGTCTTATAAATCAACAACTTACGAGGGTTGGCACGATTCTATTATGCTATATATGTGAGAGGGTCAAAAAAACGCTCTCTCTTTCTTCAACATTTTTATAGGCGTAAATACATCATGACCAACACAACCCGCGAACAATGGCTCTCAGAGGCAACCACAGAGCTTCGGAGCTTATTCAAGGCCAATGGCGTAGACTTACCTTTAGAGGTTCGCTCAAGCTGTGGCTTCCCCTCAAAATCTGCCCTTTCAAATAAGAATCGGAGAATCGGAGAGTGCTGGTCAGCCAGAGCTTCAGCCGATAAGCACGCTGAAATTTTCATCTCACCCACAATCAGCGATTCGATGAGGGTTTTGGACATCTTGGCGCATGAGTTGGTACATGCCTGTCACCCAAACGACGGTCACGGCAAGCTGTTTAAACGCACTGCTACGGCTATCGGCTTGGAAGGCAAAATGACCGCCACAGTAGCGGGTGAGAAATTCAAGGCGTGGGCTAACCCAGTGCTTGAGCGTTTGGGCACTTATCCACACGCTGACCTTGTTCCTTCAAATGCTCAAAAGAAGCAAACAACCCGCATGTTGAAATGTGTTTGCCGTGATTGTGGTTATACGGTCAGGGTTGCGGGTAAGTGGCTCAATGACATGGGCGCACCTCATTGTCCTGACCATGGCGAAATGGAAACCGTTTAAACAACCTCAGCCCTTCGGGGCTTACTCTTAAAAAGGCTTAAATTATGTCAGCAATCACTAACCCAGACCACATCGCTCAATTTCGCATTCTCACATTGCGCCAAGCTCTAAGGCTTGAAATTATGGGAATGAAAAAGCGAGGCTCAAGTGCTTACTCAACCCTCAAGGGCATGGGCTTCAAAGGTACTCGCCAAGAAATATTTGACCAACTGTCAGAGCTTCGCACCCAGTGGCTCGGTGAGAGCGTTTAAACAACTTCAAAGGCTTACAAATGACAAACAATTCTCTTTCCTCTTATGAGTTCTACCTGTCTGCTGTTGAACTCAGCACAGGGCATCACGGCTCTTTCGCTGAGGCCATCGGTGGTGCTTTCATCGTGGCTGACAAAGGCAACAGTCAAAGGTTGCTCGATGCCTTCCCAGAGGTTTTCATGCGTGGCTGGCACTTTGCACAGGCCAAACGCCTCAACCAACCATCGGAGAGCCAAGATGCTTAAATACAACACACACAACCTTGGAGAATTTCAAGAGCGAGACCGTGGGCGCTGGTTCACCTACAGAGCAACCTTAAACCCATGGGCGTTGTCTCATGGCCTCACTCATGAGGTGGATGTGCTCGACGGTGTGCGCTTTGCTGTCGTCAAAAAGACCTGTGCACAAATATGCTTGGGTGAGGGCGACTCGGGCGAACCACTGATTGAAAGCTGGAAATTCAAGAAGCACAGCGTTTACCACTGACAACTCAGCTTACAACCTCCGACCTTGGGGGTTGTGGGATGCGCTGTTGCATCGTTTAATTTTAAGAGGCGTTGAGATGAATACTTATTCGATTATTTGTTGGCACAATTCTGCCACTGAGGGGACGCATCAGAGGGTTCTTTTTAGTGCTCGTACCATGGGTAGGGTTTTAAGAGAATTCGAGCGTTACCTGTGCTTACATGAGCGTTTGCGCTCTTTCACCAAACACAATTTTATCCAGCTTGTACATATTGATCAGGGCGTGATCGCTTCCTTTCCAGCTTCATTGCGTGAGAGCGTTTAAACATCATGGAAAATTTAACCCTCACAGAATCTCAAATTGAGTACAGAGTCGAAATGGCGATTAACCGATTAGATCGTCAATTCATGTCGAATCAGATCACGCAGGAACAATACGACAGGGACATGCTATCCCTTGACAAGTGGGCAGAGCAAGAATATCAGCACTCAAAATACGAGGGCAAATTATGAATGATGATCTTTGGGACTGCTTAACTGCTGTGGGGTTCGGACTCGCCCTTGCTTTGGGTCTGTTGGCTTACTTCGATGTCCTAGTTAAATAACTAGACTATTCACAAACTTTTATAGGTGTTCAAAATGTCAGCTTTTATTGTTTCAGATACACACATCAACGCTCTGGTTCGCTATGCCTCACGGCATAAGGTGGGCGTGTCCTATGGCGCAACGGTAATGCGTTTAAACGCTTTCGACAATGAGCAAGCGGTGGCGCAGATACTTTTTGAGGAAAACGTGAAAAGCGTTAATTATCGCTATGGTGAGAGCGAAACCACGCAAATAGATTACGACCGAGGCGCACCAATTCTCACAGCCATTCAAGCGATTAAAGCGGCTCAGTGCTTGCGTTATCAATCATGCGAGCATCCCGCTTTTGAGAATTCTCTTGCTGATAAGTTTATTGAGGCAATTATTTCCGATGCTATCCCAAGGCTAGAAGGTTACGACTCTGCACAGTGGGCTATTTATGACGAGGTGTCAGCATGAGACAACCTCCAAGCGGCTTCAAGCCCCGATCATTTGATGAGCGAATCTGTGATCTTGACCATTTGCACTTCACGCACAAAAAACGAGCAAAACGAGGGTTTTATTATTGGGCAGAAAATAACCCAGATCAAATTCTGCACGAGTTCCATTTGTCGGACTATGCCAAAAGCAGATCGTTTAAACAACTTAAGGTGAGATTATGAGCCAGATTAAAATTATTATTGATACAGATAATTCAGCGTTTGAAGATAATCCCTTTGAAATGGCTGAAATATTGGAAAAGCTCGCAAAGTCCTGGAGGTTGCATCAGGACTTGCCCGAAAGCGCAAACGATTCCAACGGCAATACAGTTTGCGAAATAACCTTGAAAGATTAAAACATGAATACTTACAAAATAGAAATTACCCTTGAACTAAATGAACAGAGCGATCTAGAGTGGGTGTTTCAAGCTGTTCGAGAATTGCTCGAAGATGGGGAGACAATCCAAACTGGACGGTATAAACAAATTGAAACAGAGAGCGTTTAAACGATGTTGTATGCTTGCATCGCTTTAATTCTCCGAATACTTGGCGGAAAACGCTAAACCCTCAGACCCTCTTAGGAGGGTTTTTTTACGTCTTGGCTACCCAGGGAAGTCCTCTGCCCTGAATTGCAGTTCCTGAGCAAACCATAGGCGTTCTAGCATGATATTTTGTAGGGCTTGTCGTGCTTCTATGGTCTTTTGAAATCGGTCGCTCATTTCTGCAATTTCTTGCTTGTTCCACAAAACAATTTTTTCTGATTTTGCTTCTAGGCGTTTTCGTATGTAATCGGCACGTTCTTGAAGGGTGAAAAACGGCTTATTGTCTAATGCTCGGTTACAGTCTTTGCATGAATTGACAAGGTAAAACCCTATTTTTCTCTCTTTAAACCATTTAAGCTCTTTTGTGTCGCACCATGACAATGGCGGACAATGATCTAGCTCTGACCATTTGTCACCACAATAAAAGCAGCCAGCCCGACTACTCCAATGGCGTTCATACCTATGCCCATATAACTTGAGCAGTTCATTTCTATGTACTTTTGAAGTGCGTTTAATTGCCATTTAAGGCATTTTACCCGATTACCCCTCGGATAACTGTAAAAAACGTCTTAAAAGGGGCTTAAATCGTCTTCTAGGGGCATTTCCTGAGTCAATCTGCGAATGGTAACGTCAAGGGCTGATAACTCATCCATTTTTTTGACCCGCCATATAGCCTTAGTACCATGCCAATTATTGTGGCAATCCCTGCACAAAGCAATAACGCAGTATTGTAGTTTTTGCTCTATGTGGTGGGCATCTGAAATGCCTGGTGCATCACATACTGAGCATGGCAATAGCTTAACCTTCCCTATGTGTAGTCTTTGCTTTGCGCTTAGTTTGTTGTTCAAGTGGTGGCCTTCAGTTCCATGCGGGCTGAGTATTGCTCGGTTCTCCATACCTCGATTCTTGCCTGCGCTGCGGTCATTAGCCAACGATATTTCTCCTCGGCTTCCACAGCTTCCCTGATGCCTCTCAAGAGTACCCCATAATCTTCGTGTGCATAGGCGTAAACCTCTTGTTTACCTAAAACCTCAGTGCCAGCTTGACTCATTAACTGAGCTTTTCTGCTTTTCCTGAATTCCTCTAAATACATTCTGTCGGCTTTGGCTTTGGCATAAAGTGGTGCAGTATCTATTAAGTATTGAATTGCTTTGGTGGGTTCGTTCATAATTCGCCTTTTAATTTAAGCCCATGCTCGGCTAGTTTCTCGATTATCTCATTAACACTTTTTCTACCCATATTAGGTGTTTT